CAGCGTTTAATGCTTTAATATCTTCAACAGCTAAACCTGTGTATTTGCTAACATGCTCTGCAAATTTATCATTCAGCATATCAACATCTTTTTGAATTTTTGTTAGGAATTCTTGTTTGAAACTGCCATCTTCTGCGAAAGGTACTTTGCTTGAACCTGATGTGATGAATACTCGCTTTACGCCAGCATTATCCATTGCTTTAGAGACATCTGTAAGCGCAACTACTGCACCAATAGAGCCAGTAATAGCATCTGGATTGGCAATCACTTCATCACAGATACAGGCTAGTAGATACCCTGCGCTACAAGCCATCTCATCAACATACCCTACCAGTTCTACACCGTTCGTATCTGCTAGTGTTCTAATCTCGGATGCTGTTTGGAAGCTGTGCGTTGCCATCCCGCCGGGGGTAGAGAAATCTACTACAATGGTCTTTACACCCTCTTCAACAAGCTCTTCTATAGAGCTTAGTAGACCAACGTAAGATGTACCTTTAACTTCTCCACAAGCTCCCATTACAGGTTTGTAGGTGATAGCTCCATCTACCTTTACATAACCAAATCCATTATCTAGTTTACTTTTCTCTTCAGATGATGTAGAATCGTCGTCATTATCCTTAATAAACATAGGAGCTAAACCCTCATTGCGAAGGTCTAGGTAAGATAACATTTTATCTAAGGAGTGGGTTGTGATAAGATGTGGTGTGTCATACGCCATGTTTGTAAGGCGCATTACGCTATTTTTCTTAATCATTTATAACTTTCTATGCGCTGTTCTCAACATTGTCACTCGAATTGTCCCTACCAGAAGGTGTTTTTCTAGTGCCTTCACCAGATGGAGAAGCAAACCCTTGACCAGATTTGGAACCACCGTTACCCTGATTTGTTAGAGACTCTTTGTCAATCTCTTCATCTTCAGGCTTAATAGGCACACCGATGTACTCACGGATAAGGTTAGCTGTTGGACGATCAAACTCTACCATACCAACAGAAGCTACACGTTGAAGCATCTTAGAGAATTCTTCCATTGCTGGACGATCAAAGTCACCAAATACAATCTCTGGAAATTCTGTGTCATTCCAACCATTTAAAGCGAATGTCTGAGGAATCAAATCATTGTTGATTACGTCAGAGATTTCTTTAAGGCGGTATGCTAGGTGTAACGCCATTAGGTTAGTTTTACCAGTACCTACTGAATAGTTATCTGGGGAGTTACCTGTTAGTCTTAATACTGAGCATGACATAGCAGCAGCAATATCATCCTGAAGTTGTTTACAGATTGCTGGAACATCGTAGGCTTTACCACCTTTAGACTCTAGCAATTCCATCTTAAAGATTGGTTGTTTGCTTTCAGGGTCATACAATAGAGGCATTACAACAGAGCCTTGAGCACCAGTTGTAAGGTTTTCACCAATCTGGCGGAAAGAGTCTGCTACAGCTTTATCTTCAGGGCTTGCATTAGGGTCAAGATAACGTGGGTGTAAACTGAATCTTATGTGTTCAAGTGTAGTCGTTAATTACACTTCGTTCACTATCCCAAAAGTGAACAGCTTCATGTTTCCATGAAGAACAGACTATATCATAACCCATTAAGGGTTCTTCCCGTTTCGGGTCACTTGACCCTACTCTACTCCCTCCCACCTATTAGGTGTGGTTTCGATAGTCGTTGCACGTTGTTAAATTACCAAGAATCTATTATTTAGAAATAATCTTTAGATATATCTTTATAGATATAACCCCATCGAATGTCGTTTACTAGACATTTATTAATTTTAGGGTTTGTTGCTTCATCAAGTATTTCACGAGTTGTCTTACCTTCTGCAATTTTGTTACATATCCATCTTGCAGTTTCGTCGGAGATTATTCTCGATCTTTTTGGGAAAGTGTACTGTGTTGTTATACTTTTCCAACATGCCTTCTGTCTCATTTGACTAACCATACCAGCAGTGACACCGATTGCTTCAGCAACCTCTTTTCTTGTGTACCCATCTGCCAGTAGTTTACATATTGCATGTACTTGACTAGAATTTATCTTACTACATGGATTGTTTTCACCAAGACCCCTACCTAAAACATAGGTAGCGTGGTACATATTTTCTTTTGGTGTACACCATTCCAAGTTGGTAATGTGATTATTTTGTTTATTACCGTCTATGTGATTAATATGTGGTTTGTTCTCTGGATTAGGAATAAATGCAGCAGCAACCAATCTGTGAACAACATACCATTTCCTAGAACCATCCAACATCCTGATACCAAGTTTTTCATATCCACATACGTTAATAACTGTAGACATTAATAAACCATTTTTGTTGAATACTTTCCCACATTCTGAAATCAAATAGCCTTTTGATCCTTGTATTTCTTTCTTTACCATTATACCTCCTACTGAATTTTCGGAGATTCTTGATAATTTAACCTTCGCTCAGGATTACCCACAGCATCACCTGTTTCGGGCTTCCCCTGAATTAGAGAAGTTTTCTATAAAAATTACTTTTTAAAGCCGCTATATTTAACGGGTACGCCACCAAGGTCACGAGCAACACCAATCATTAGTTGATCTTGCAATAGATTTAGTTTCTTATAAGCTACGTAAGCACCTTTTAGCAGTGACCTACCTTCAGGGTTTTCTTTTGTACTGTCACAAGTGAATAGTAGAAATTTCTTACGAGGAATTGTTACTTTTGAATTACCAGCATCTGCTAGAGTAAACTTAGCTGTGCTATTAATATTTCGTAGGTCTTGTTCAATAGCTTCTAAATCTCTACCATCGTCAGAAAACTTCCAATCAGAGATAGTAGATTGACTACGTGGAGCTAGTTTCTTCCATCCAACTAGACCATCATTGAATCTTGAACCATTTACTTTAAGACGACGTTTAAATACTTTCTCATGGATGGCAAAGCCATATTCGAGATAGCTTGTAACTTCTGTAATGAAGCTGCTCCAAGAGTGCTCCATGTCTTTCATGCAGGATGCAATAAAATCAGCCCGTTTAATCTGTGCTTCTGTAGCTCCTACAGGATATTTCACGCTCCACTCAACTCTACCAATTAGTGTTTTATATGCTAATAGGTTAGCTGCCACTGTTGCGTCATTACGCATTTCATTGACAACTTTAACGAACTGAGGGTATTGAAAAAGCCTGTTAGCTTCCTCGTAAATTTTCTTATTACTAACTGCCAGCCCTGTTGTGCCAGACTCTGACAGTTTAATACGAGGGATTACAGAATCAGAATCTGGCTGTAATGCTTTGTCAGTTTCCATTAATAATCCTTTTATTTGAACATATTACATCGCATAATTATTTTGTCAATAATTATTTGCTAATTTGTACTCAATTTACTTGAAATACTTTGTTTAGAATAGTTTGGTAATACAAATGTTGGGATTTGTATTGATTTGGCTATAGAGTTGAAGGCGTCTGCTGTAGCGTCCACCATATCATCGTGACCAGAGCGACCACCATTAAATCCTTCTAATTCGTTGAAGAACTCGTCATTCCAAGGTGCTTTTACAACTCTTACTGCACCAGATTCCGCCAGCGCAGCAAATGGTAAGAACCTCTGGATTTTACCCACATGCCCACTGATTTTAGCACTCTTTGCAGCTATACCTGCCTCGGCTAATGTTCTTATAAAGAAAGCATTAGCGATTGCGCCGCCTGCCCCGGAATCTTTAGGTATAACTACTTGGCACCTATCAATTCCGTCTGCCCTTGCCGTGTCTATAATCCCTTTAATTACTCCATCTGTTAATTTTCTGAATCTGTACACATCTTCAATATAGTACACACCATACTTATCTCTGGAGATTCTAACACCAGCGGTATAGTCAGGATCACGATTAGACTCTGTTGGAAGGGTTGATGCTAAATCCCATGCCCTTACCACAATCTGATTGTCAACAGGTGCATAATCAACTACCGTACACCATTCTCTTCTGAAATAGCAGGAGTTAACTTCTCTGGCGTACCAACTACCGAGTAACAAACGTTCTTTTTCAACTCTTGTTAAGTTTTCTAATCGTTCCAGATACTCTGGATTAGATTTTATAATTACAGGATTGTCATAGATAGTGGCACTAATAAAGCAATATGTTTGCGGTTTTGCTGTAGGGTATTTTTCTATAATAGCTTCAGCAGTATCCCCAAAGACATATTCTCCACTTACTTGTGCGTAATATCGTTCTGTTCCTGATTTCTCGGCAATAGGTATTCCCGTATCAGGGTCTAGATACCACTCTACAAATTTTAATAAGAAAGAATCTTTATGTGGATTACAAGTGCATACTAATCTATGTGGCCCTTTTGCCCTAGAACGGATACGAGATTCTAGGTAGCTTACTTGCTTTTGACTATGCCACTGTGCTTCATCAAAGCATACAAAACTATATTGACCACCATCAAAGTTTTTAACATCCCTGTCTGCGCTACATACTTTGAATTGAATTTGTGCTCCACTTGGAAACGTTATTACCAAATGAGGATGTTGTTTTGAAACACCACCGAATTTACCATAAAGGGATTGTGCCTCTTGCCAAAGTCCCCCTGCTTGTGTAAGCTGTGTAGAGGACTGACGAATAAACACGCCCCTGAAATTAGGATCGTGAACAAACTGTAAACAATACAAAAGAGCTAAAAAGCTCTTTCCAGAACCTGCCATAATATTCAGAAGATGTCGTTAATATCTTCCCGCTAATAAGCTGCTGTAAATCACTTTACAGATTAGGTCATATCTTCCACTACATTTAAGTAGCTGACTCCCGTTTCGACTGCACTTGCAGCCTACGCTAATATAGCTGACCGTCACACGTTCCTCGTTAGAGGCTTCGCTCGGTATTGTCTCTTAAATAAGAGAGTTCCACCGAATTAGAGAGTTGTTTTTAAGTGGAGGCGTTTGTTCACCACCACCGTAAATACAGAACTTACTCTTGTTCTGTAAGAACATTTTTTGTGTTTCACTAGCAGGGCCGTACTTTTCTTTTTCCTCTGTCATACTAAAAACCCTTTTATAAGTACAGTTTTATAGTAGTCATAAATTTTCCATAAAATACTACCAAAACCTTCTCCAATTACAAAAACAAAAACCCTTGCAATTTCTGCAAGGGTTCTCTAGAATAGTTACACATGTAGCCACGCTTACCTGCTCATGTGCAGATTCCGCAAATATCAGAATCCTCCCCGCAGTCTCCACCGACAAGTAGGAGGAAACCAGACAGTCCTTACGGACAAATTGACACCGGACTTACCGGCTATAAAACAAATATAACACTTGAATTTGATTTGTCAATATGTTATATATCTTGAATTGTTCCAAAATCTACTAATGGTGTAACATCTTTAGGTTCTGGATTTCCATTCTGTTTAAGCTCAAGCAATAACC